GTTATGAACGACCTCATGCTCCAGTGCCATTTCCTTGACCCGGCGTTCGTCAAGGGAGATCCGAACGAGAGCGCATTCATGGAGGGAGAGCGGAATGTCGTTCTCCGCATCCTCAAGATTTTAAACACAAGTCCTGCGGAGATTGCCGCCAGGATCGAAACCATGGAACAGAAAAGGAGAGAAGATGCCAACAGTACTCACTTCAGGGACAGATGATAAAGGTGGCGCTCCTCCTGCCACCGGCGCTGCTGGCGGCGCTCCTCCTGACGGCGGAGGCGCTCCACCGGCAGTCGGCGATACCAAGGGTTCCGGCGCTGGCGCTAACTCTGGCGGCAGCGTCGGTGACGGTAAAGGGGAATCCCAGTGGCTTTCGCTTGTTCCAGAAGATATTCGCGCAGCGCCCTCCTTCGCTAAATTCAAGGATGTGGGACAGCTTGCCGCCAGCTACCTCAACCTTGAGAAACACGTCGGCTCCGACAAGATCGCCGTACCGAATCCGAAAAATGCCACCGAGAAAGATTGGGAGAACGTATTCACCAAACTCGGCAGACCTGAGACTCCGGATAAGTACGAGATCAAGCCCACTGAAGGCGTAGACGTAAAGCTCGACGATGGCATCATGAAGGGCTTCCGCGAGGCCGCGCACAAGTCCGGTCTCCTTCCCGGCCAGGTCCAGAACCTCTTCTCCTGGTATTCAAAGGCCATGAGCGATCAGATGAAGGTCGCTACCGACACGTTCAAGAACGGCGTCCAGAAGGGGCTCGATGACCTCAAGACCGAATGGGGCGAACAGTATAAGCCCAAGATCGGTCGGGCCAACCTGGCCCTGAAAGAGTTCGGCGATGATGCTCTCACGAAGTTCTTCGAGGAGTCCGGGATGGGAAATCATCCGGCGCTAATCAAGGTTTTCGCGAAGATCGGCGAGGGTCTCTCGGAGGACAAGTTCAGAGGCGATCAGACGGCGCACATCGGTCTTTCCATCGAGGCCGCCGAGAAGGAGCTTCTCGGGATCATGGGCGACTCGAAGCACGCCTATTACAACAAGGACAATGCCCAACACGATTACTTTGTTAAACACGTCGCGAAATTGAATGAACAGGTCGCGACAGGAAGGAGGAAGTGATGCCGAAGAAGCCGAAGAAGCCCAAAAAGCCGAAAGGCTATTGACATAGGGCTGTATAGCATCCCACAATCTGTTTAATGCAGGTTGTGGGATAATCCTTTCGGACCCCATCTCTTGAGGGTCCAGGACACCCGGTCATAGGCAGACCTTAACTGCCGAGGCAGAACCCCCTCGGGGATAATTCACCGAAAACCAGAACAATTTATTCAACTTCTAGGGGGTTTTGCATGTCTATGCAGATCACGGAAGCATTCGTCCAGCAATATAAGGCGAATATCTTCCATCTTTCGCAGCAAAAAGGCAGCCGATTGCGCATGGCCGTAAGGTCAGAATCGCAGGTCGGGAAACGCGCTTATTACGAGCGTCTGGGTGCAACGGCAGCCATTAAAAAGCTGAGCCGTCACTCCGATACGCCGCTCGTCGACTCCGCTCACAGCCGCAGGGCCGTGACGATGGAGGATTTCGAGTGGGCCGATCTCGTGGACGAACAGGATAAAATCCGAACGCTCATCGATCCGACGAACCCGTATGCACAGGCCGCTGCCTGGGCCATGGGTCGTTCGATGGACGACGTTCTGATCGCAGCGATGCGCGGGAATGCCTTCGCGGGTGAAGAGGCCGGTACGATCGTCGCTCTCCCCCTCGCGCAGAAGCTCCTGGCGCATACGGATGCCGTTCCGGGCACGCCGACCAACCTCAACGTGGACACTCTGCGCCGCGCCAAAGGTGTTCTTGACGCAGCCGATGTTGACCCCTCGATCGAGCGCTACTTCGCGCTCAATTCGAGTGCTCTCCAGTCGCTCCTCAAGGAAACGGCTGTGACCAGCGCGGACTTCAACACCGTGAAAGCTCTCGTTCAGGGCGAACTCGATACCTTCATGGGTTTCAAGTTCATCCGGCTTGAGCGGCTGGCTTCTGAGTCGGTTTTTTTCGATGGCGTGACCGGCGATATTCTCGCCGCTCCCGGATCGACGCTCGCGAATGCGAAGCACATGCTGGCCTGGGCGAAAGACGGAGTTCTCCTGTCTGTCGGCAAGGACATGCAGGGCAAGATCGACCCTCGCGTCGACAAATCTTACGCCATGCAGGTTTACGCCTGTATGTCGATCGGTGCAACCCGGCTTGAAGACGCAATGGTCGTCGACATCGCCTGTGCTCAATAAGGGGTAATGACATATGGCATCTAAATTTGGTGTGAACTATAACAACGCGATCCAGGCCGTCCCCTCTAACAAGGTGGACGTATCCAAGTGGGGCGGTCGGATGAGGGTGATGTTCGACTCGTTCGCACTCTCTGGCGACCTCGCGGCGACGGACAAGATCTTCATGGGCAAGCTCCCGAAGGGGGCGATTGTCTATGATGCGATCTTGGCCTTCGACGACCTCGATGCTGCGGGCGGTACGGTCGATGTCGGCTATGAGTACGCAGATGCGCTACTCGTGGACGATCCAGATGCGTTCCTCGCGGCTGTGGACGTGACTTCGGCTGGCTCGGTCGGCATGATCGAGCAGGCGAATATGGTCGGTTTCGGCTATGAAGTCGAAGGCGATGCTGATGTTATCGTTACGGTTGTTGGCGACACGGACGCCGTGACCGGTACGATCAAGCTCGCGATCTTCTACGCCCTAGACTAATCTCAAGGTTCCCCCTATTCTAGAAATGGAATAGGGGGGATTTCATTTATGGCGGCATCACCGGTCGAACTCTGCAATTCCGCCCTCATCAAGATCGGGCAGGAGCGCATTCTCTCTCTCGATGACAACTCGAAGACGGGCCTGCTCTGCAAGCAGCGCTATGAGCCAATCCGCGACGAGATGCTGGCCTCGCACCCCTGGAATTTCGCACTGGTTCGGTCGGATCTTCTCGGAGAGCTTGCGGCCAGCCCCGAGTGGGGATTTAGCCGCGCTTTCCAGCTCCCGGCTGATTGTCTTCGGGTCCTAAAGACCGACCTGCTTGTGGAGGACGACTTCAAGGTCGAGCACGATGCGATCCTGTGTGACGCGGAATTCCTGAAGATTCTCTACATTCGGAGGATCACGGATACCACGAAGTTCCGCCCCTACTTCGACAACGCCCTTGCCTGGCGGCTTGCGGGCGAACTCGCATATTCCTTCACCCAGTCCATCACCGTCGCCGATAACTGCGCGAAACAATTCGCGCTCGCCATAAGCCAAGCGAGATCTTTCGATGCCCAAGAGGGAAGGCCCGACAGGATCACCGCAAGCTCATGGCTGAATTCGAGGCTCTAAGATGCCGAGAGTGAATCATGTCCGAAGCTCTTTCCTCGCCGGAGAGATCAGCGAGAAGTCTTGGGGCCGGACGGATCTCCCGCAATACAATCACTCCTTCGAAGAACTGAAGAACATGATCGTCATGCCGCAGGGTGGGTCCACGCGAAGGCCAGGCACGAGATGGATGAAGCAGGTGGAGGGCAATAAGAAGTGTGTCACCATCCCGTTCATCTTCTCGAATGATGAGTCCTACGTTCTCGAACTGACAGAAGACTCGATGCGGATCGTGAACAATAACACGTTCTTTGTTTCTACGCCGACAGCCGGTCTCGGGGGTCCATTCGTATTCTCGGCGGCAATCCTCGATGAGATCCAGTTCTGTCAATCAGCGGATATTCTCTTCCTTGTGCACGAGAGCTTCCTGCCGCTCGCCATTGCGAGGACAGCAGTCAATTCCTTCACGGCTCAGGTCTATACGACATTTAATTCCGCGCTTCACAATGAAGGTGATTTCGCTTCGCGGCCATGGAGGTCTCCGAACACAAATTCCGCGCACACATTCTCACCATCAGCCACATCTGGCATTGGCATCAACATGGTCTCGAGTATAAATTGGTTCGTCGCCGGGATGGTGGGGTCGAAATATAAACTCACTCAGATTCAGGCCGGGCTACTTACGACCGGCGTATTCACCATAGTCAGCATCACGTCTCCGACGGTGGCCGTCATCAATGTTGATCTGAACTTTGTCAACACTACGGCTTCCTCTGACTGGGAAGAAGAAGCATGGTCATCGTTTCGCGGTAGGCCAGGCATTATCTGTCTCCATCAAGGCAGGCTTGGTTGTGGCGGGAATGCTTCGCAGCCTGATACGATGTGGTTCTCAAAGTCAGAGAACTTCTTCAATCTCGATGGGCGCGGCATGGCGACAAACACTGCCGCATTCCCGTCGCAAACGAATGCCTCGGCATTTCAGCGAACGCTCGCCTCAAGCCGCGTGAATCGCATCCAATGGATGAGTCCAGGAAAGACGCTTGCTGTCGGGACCATTGGCGGAGAAGTAATTGTTCTCGCTCCGGATCAGGCGCTCTCGCTCGGGACGGAGAATTTCGTCGCCGAGGCCGAGACCTTTCACGGGTCGAGAAAAGCAATGGCGCTCCGGATCGCCTACGTTGTGGTCTTCATCCAGCGCTCGAAATCGAGGCTCAGGGAACTCACGTTTGACTTCAATTCGGACTCCTATGTGGCGACCGATATCTCGCATCTGGGAGAACACCTGGCGAATCGGAAGAAACTCCTCGCCCATCAGGAATTCCCGAACTCCGTCATCTGGGCGCTCTCCGATTTTGGACAGCTCGATGGGATCACGCGCGATCAGCAGCAGCAGATAACGGCCTGGCACACCCACGAGCTTGGCGGGCAGTCTGGGGTTGGCATCGCCCCGATAATCGAGTCCATGTGCGTTGTCCCCACTCAGGGGATCCCATCCTCCAGCGCCGGAGGCTCGCGCGACAGGCTTTGGATGTGCGTGCAGCGCACAATCAATGGCGTGACGAAGTTCTACCTTGAGTATATGACCGAGGAATATGCTTTTGATTCCTATGTCCCCTTCTTTGACGCCTGGTAT